TATTCTCCTTCGTTTAATTTAGCTTTTAATTCTTCTACTTGTGCAGAAAGTTCTTTTACTGCATTAATAAGTGGGTAAATAAACATACTTTCACTTATCATTTGCGTTCCATCTTTTTCTTCTGACCAACCACCAAAAGTATCTACACCTTGTTTATCAAGTGCTGCTTTTACTTCTTGTGCAATCATACCATGTAGTTTTAAGTCAGTATTTTTTTCTTGTTCTCCTCTAATTTCTTCGGGTACATCTTTTTGTTCTTTCCAATAATAAGTGACTGGTCTTAAATCATTAATAAAAGATAAACCAAGATTATCTGTTTCTATATTTTCTTTTAGTCTTTCATCAGAACTATGTGTCCAAGTAGCATTATCTGTCCAAGTATTCGTTATAAAGTTAGAGCTATATCCTATTTTTACTGTGTTATTGGTAGTTAAACTTAAACTTCTACCAAAACCAAAACGAGAAGCAGCCGATGCAGAATCCACATTATTACCATATCCAACCATAACATTATCTGCACCAGTAGTAAGAGTAGAGCCTGTATTACTACCTATAATAGTATTATAATTACCTGTAGTTATATTCATACCTGCTCTGTAACCTACTAATGTTGCATGAGCTGCAGTAGTTAAATCTTCAGCAGCTTCAAAACCCATAACAGTATGAGAATCACCTGTGGTACATGCTCTTAAAGCACTATTACCAACTGCTGTATTACCACCTGCTGTTGTATTTGCTTGTAGTGCTGCATATCCTACACCAGTATTAGAACTTCCAGTTGTATTAGCAGATAAAGTATCTCTACCTACACCAACATTTTGAGTACCTGTTGTATTAGCATCAAGACAAGTAGAGCCTACTGCTACATTATGACTTGCTGTAGTGTTGTTTTGTAAAGCACTTCTACCAATAGCAACATTGTGTGTGCCTTCAGTATTGCTAATTAAAGCAAAATTACCAACTCCTGTGTTTTTATCACCTGTGGTATTAACATTTAAAGCAAAAGCACCAACTGCTGTATTTTCATCTGCTGTAGTATTCGCAGAAAGAGCATCGTATCCAACAGCAACATTGTTTTGACCAGTAGTGTTTGCATCAAGGCTAGTAGAACCTACTGATACATTTTGTGTACCTGTAGTACAAGCTGCTAATGCTTGATAACCAACAGCAGTATTAAAAGCATCTGCACCTGCATTGAGTACGAATAAGGCTTGTGTTCCTATTGCTGTGTTTCCACCATGAGCATCTTCATTTTTTAATGCTTCAAAACCAACTGCAACATTATTAGAACCTGTTGTTAATGCTAATCCAGCACTTGCACCTACTACTGTATTTTGAGTACCTGTAGTGTTTGCTACTAAAGAGTTCATACCAACTGCTGTGTTGTTTGAAGCTGTAGTGTTAGCATATAAAGCGTATGTTCCTACGCCTGTATTATTAGTGCCTGTAGAGTTTGAATATAATGCTTGATGACCTAACCCTGCATTTAAAGTACCTGTTGTATTAGCTTGTAATGAAGTATAGCCAACAGCAACATTACCATTTGCAGTTGTATTGTTAGCAAGTGCATCATGCCCTAAAGCTACATTGTATTGTCCAGTTGTATTATCTTCTAAACTAAAAGCACCTACTGATGTGTTCCTATCTCCTGTAGTATTACTTTGTAAAGCACCAGTACCAACAGCAGTATTTCTATCAGCAGTTGTAGTTGCTCCTAATGCTGATGTTCCTACAGCAGTATTATAATCCCCAGTTGTAAGTGCATCTAAAGAAGCAGAACCGATAGCAACATTTTGTAATCCCTCTGTTAATTTAGTTAATGCTTGAACTCCAACACCTACATTATCATCTCCAGATGTTAAGTCATCAAATACTTCAAAACCTAAACCTGTGTTGTTATTGGCTGAACTTAATGTACCTGTACCACCATCATTACTAATTAAAATACCATTAGCAAAATTTGTTATGTTGTAAACTATACCTAATCCATTGACAGTACCACCAGTTAAAGCTCCTGTAACTGCTGCGTCTCCGCCTATACTTACATCATCTGTAACTGTTAAATCATCTTGTACTTTTAAATCTACAGTGCTAAGACTAGCAAAAGCATCTACTATTGCTGCACCTGAACCTGCTCCATCAGAATAAACTACTTTTACATCACCATTGGGTATGGTTATATTAGCACCACTGCCTTGTGAAATTATAATATTATATGGACCACTACTTCCTGAATCGGTTGTTGCATTTTCTATAAACCAAAGTTTAGATACAGTATTAGGTCCTAAAGTAATAGTACAATCACTATCAAGAGCACCTGTATATTTTAAATAAAGAGAACGTCCAGGGTCAGTTGAGCCGTCTGCTATTGTAGTTGTATGAGCATCGGCATTTGTTGTTATAGCCTCTGTGCCATAACTAAATGCTTCTGCAATAAGTTCTAAATTAGTATTAGTACTTGTTCCCCAAGTTCCAGATTCGTCACCTGTAGCTATTTCTTTTAACCTTAAATCATTTACATATGTAGCCATATTGTCCTCCGACTGTTTTGATTGTACACCATATTTAACAAAATTTTAAGCAACTTCTTTCCAATTTGGAGTTTGTGTGTCTGATACATTTGTATAGCTTGCTGTTTGAGTTGTTGTTACTCCTGTATAATTAGCAGTTTGAGTATCATCTACTAACCCCCAAACATTAACTATATTAGCTACACCTGTTGCACTAACTCCTGTAAGTGTTATTACAGCTTTTGATATTACTGTTTCGTTGCCAAGTGCTGTAGTTCCTTCATTTCCTGTAACACTTATATTATTATCTGAACTGACTGTAGTTGAGCCTAATGCAGACGTTGCTACATTTCCTGTTACAGAAATATTAGCACCTGCAGTAACTGATTCATCCCCCAATGTTCCTGCTGAAGCAGAACCAGATACACCTGTTACTGCTGCACCTGCAGTAATAGCATTTCCTAATGCAGATGTACCGACATTTCCTGACACAGAAACATCGGCACTTGCAGATACGGTTTCATCACCTAAAGCAGAAGTACCTACATTACCTGAAGCAGAGATATTAGCTGTTGCTACAATAGTTTCGTCACCAAGTGCAGAAGTTGCACCTAGACCAGTGACATTAGTTAAAGCTTTTGCGACAACGGTTTCGTTGCCTAATCCTGTGGTGCCTGCGTTCCCTGTTACAGCTGTAATCGAAGACGCTAATACAGTTATAGAGCCTAACCCAGATGTTCCTGCTAGACCTGATTGCGAAACGTTAGCATCACAAACTACTGTTTCAGAGCCTAATCCTGAAGTACCAACATTTCCTGTTACACTGACAGTTACATTAATAACAGCAGGCTGACCCCAAGGACCAGTGCCCCATGTGGAACGACCCCAACCGACAGACATTTATTTAAGCTATTCTTATAATAGCGTTTGATGCATCTGCTGTAGGGAATTGTATTGTAAAATCTCCGTTAGTCGAAGTCTTATCACCGCCGAAAGCTAAAATACAAACGGCAGGGTCTCCAGACGCACTATCGTTAAATATCATTGCACCATTAGCAGTTATAGTAGCAGAACTAAATGTTAAATCTGCAAAATCAGTTAAAGCAGTTGTACCTGATGTAGAAGGGTCAACTCTTGTTAAACTTCCTCCTTTTGCAGTGTAACCTGTTCCGCTAACTTCGTTTGAAGTTGTATATGCAGTGGTTGCTGCGTCTAAAGAAGCACTACTTGTATATAACGCTAATTGAAAAGTGCTACCACCACTATTTTTAAAATTATGAACACCTTCTAATAATTCTTTTTTAAAAGATGTACACATTGCTTGTGTTATTGCCATTACAGCCTCCTTATAATATCAGCCATATCTTTATGACCTTGTTTTTCTAATAAACCCGCTACTGTTGACCTATCGCTAGCAATAGCTTGTTTCATATATAATAAAACGACTTGTGCCATATTATCTTTAAACGCTTGTGCTTGTGCTTTGACCATGGGGTCTGCGTTATCGCTAATACTAATAAGTCTTTCCATTATTCTTTCTGTCCAGTATTCTGGACTTAAACCTTTATTTTTTGTTGTTTGTACATTTACGTCACCTATCGTAGGCACTACCTCTACACTAAACATTTGGTGCTCCTGCATTAAGTTTTACTTGGTCGTTTCTTGCTTCATCTCTTAAATTTTTAAACTCACCTAAAAGTTTTAAAGTAGATAAAGCTTCCTGATATCTAGTTTCGTAAAGCCCTATTGTGTTAGGGTCTTGTTTTAAAAAATAAGCTCCTTCTACTAAAGAACCATACAACATTGCATTAGGTGCGTTTTCTGATAACCAACTTTGACCACTATCTCCTAAAGTTGTAAGAGAATTAGGTCTGTAGTAATAATGAAGTTCAACATTATAATCACTATTAGGGGTGGGTGCTACTATAAAACTGTCTTCATCGAACTGTGCATAGTAAAGGGGTTTGCCTGTTGTTGCGGCTTGTGGTGTGTAATCTCTTATATATGAGACTTGTTTTAATAATAGATACGAATAATTGTTACTTCCGTCTATTACAGCTAAACTAAAAGATGACAAATAATCATCAGGTGTAGATAAATAAGTGTTATTTGTTGTAAGTGTTCCTGTAACATTCTTACGAAAAACAGGAAGTTGAACGCTTTTTAAAATACGTTCTTCAGTGGTTTGAATGAAATTATTTAAATTATTAACAAAAGTTGTTTCAGAACTATCTAAATAATCTTGTATTGCTGTTTTTAAACTACTGTATGTAAATCCTGCCATTATGTTATACTCACTGTTACGCTACCTAAAGCACTTGTAATTTCTTGACCCTCTAGTTTACTACCTATAGGGTCACTTTGAAAAGTCATTCCAGCAGCAGATGCATTTGTAGTTTTTACCAAACCTAACTGTGTTTGCGGTAAATCCACCTCAGGTCTTGGTTGATGTAAAGCTTCAGCATCAGCTGTAATTGGTGGTGGGTCTAGTTGTGGATGTTTTGGTTCATAACACTCATGACAAACTTTCGTATTGTCCCATGTCATCCTAGCTTTTGTATATCTATATCTAAAACCACAAACGTCACATATAAAATATGCAAATTTACCAGAAGCGTAAGACATTAGATATATTGCCTTTTAGGAACTATTCTAAGTGGGGACCTATCTTCATCGTACTTAATAGCGTTTAATAAATCTTGTTCATACTGTTGTTTTAATATCGGTAGCTTTTGTGTATTCTTTTTTAAACATAAGTAATAAGCTAATCCAGAAGTTAAACATGGTAGAAACCTATTTGGAACATCTATATCTTGGTCTGAGGCATCAATATCTTCGATAGTTCGCCATACATAGTAAACCAGTTTGTCGGTCGAGTTCTCTGGTGTTGGATAGAGATGTATTTTTGGTGTGGTTAATCTTTCTAACCAATATTGTGTAGGTCTAGCTTCAGTTAATTTATTAGGTATACCTACATATTCGTTCCTGTCCATTCTACTTAAACTATGGTCTGTAATGACAGTATTTACTGTTCTTTCTATATACGCGTCTAAAATATCTATATCAAAAGAATTTATACTATACTCATTGGTGCCTTTAGTTAGTGTAAGTTCAACCTTAGCCACCTCCCACATTTGTATACCTCTGTTATTCCAGTCGGCAAACATAATATTTAGTGAACGTCTCGCAGTTACTGCATCATAAGACGTACGAGCTTCCAAACCTGCAAGTTCGTACGCCTCTTCGATTGCGTTAGCTACATTAACTGAAAAAGTTCTTGTGCCTGATGTTGCCATATTAGTTGTAGTATGCTACAAAAAAGTCACAATTAGCCAATACAACATAAGCACCAGTTCCAAACTTTACACCGTCATTAGGTATGTAATGGTCGAAACTTTCGTTCGCTGCTGAACCAAATTTAAAATGTATTAACAGTTTAGTGCCTGAAGCACCAGTACCGTCATATATTTTAATTTCACCATCAGCTGCACTAGAATGTGCTTGTATCGATTGGATTCTAATAGGTCCTAAATTAGTCGCAGTGCCTGCACCACTACCAATAAAACCTTGAAGTTGTCCAGTTGCAGTCAAAGCTTTAGACGCTTTTACATCTGATGAACTCATCGTGACCTCCTATTATGCGTCAGCGAATGGTGTAACTATAGTGCCTGAGCCTAAAATTATACCTTCTACGGCATATTTTGCTGAAGCAATAGCAGTTACTTTAACAATACTACCTGCTAATCCACCTTTTGTAGAACCATTCATTGTGATTACATCATTAGATGCACCAGATATAAATGTTTTACCAGTAGCGTCGTCTTTACCTGTATATAGCCCACCCACGAACTTATCTGTTCCGTCAGTTAAAATATCCATATCGGTAGCTGCTGTTTCTACTACAAAAAAGAAAGAAGCACCTAAATTATTTAATTGATTTGGGTCGCTATTATCTCCAGGGTCAGTAGCAACGATACTTGGTAAAGTAAATTTACCGTCAGCGTCATTACATGTTAATATTTTACCTGCGTGTGATGCAACTGATAAAGTAGTATCCGCTGTTAAACTAACAACTACTGCATTACCTGCTGATATAAATCCCGCTAAAGATTTTACGGGACCTGAGAATGTACTCTTTGCCATATTAAGTCTCCTTAATAAATCTATCGTCTTGGCTTGTCTGCTAGGGCAGTCGATAGATAGTTAATATATCCCTAGTTCTGTCTACATTTTATATTATTAAATACAAAAAAGAAAGGGGACCGAAGCCCCCTTAAACAAATAAGCTTGTTTACGCTCCAGGAGAGCCAAAAATACCTCTCCAATCACTAAAACCAAAACTATATCTTTCTCTGGCTTTATATCTAACATTACCTGTTTCGAAATCACCTTCCATACTTGTACTTACGGGTGTTCTAACAAAATGTTTTAAACCATTAGGGACATCTGTTTTGATAAAGAATGCGTCTGTATCTGTCAGATAGTTGTTAACAACGTAACCTTGTGGGACCATACCCATGTTTCTGATTGCGTTGATATCGTTATCTGATGTTTGTACACGACCAGGAGACTCCATAAGTCTATCAGCAACAAATTGTAATGCTGGTGGAATTATGAGCTTAACAGCTTGTGCATTGATTTTTAAACCTCTTTCATCTTTAAAGTCAGCAATATCAATTAATGACTGTTCTAATGAAGTTTCGTTTAAATCCGCAGCTGTTGATAACTCGTTTCTTAAATCGATGTTACCTACAGTTGGGTGGTCAGTTGCACATAACTCTTTACCGTCGCCTCCAACAAAGGATGAATTAAAAGCGTTGTTTAAAACATTAGCTGCTTTAACTTGCTTTGTAGTATTCATCGACCTTGCTAGTGCTCTTGTATATCTTGAAGAAAGAGTATCGTAGAGGTTATCTTCGATAGCTTCTTCTGTCAATGCAAAAGCTAAGGCTATAGTCTCATGTGTGTATCTTGATGTAAACGATTCCTGTGCAGTATCATAGATAACAGCTGCTCCCTCACCTTTAGTAGGTGCTTCGCCGAAACCTGAAAGCATAACTTCTTCTTCAAAAGCTCTTTCTGAACTTTCTGTGTCGAAGATTTCTTCATGTTGGTTTTCATAACTGTCATACTCTAATCCAAAGAGAGCGTGCAAGCCAGGAACTAGCTCTTTGACTAGTTGTGCTCTGTTAATTGCCATTTATATTCTCCTATATTAGACTGCAAAAGTGTTAGTTGGGAACGAGAATAGAGCTCTTGCGTTAGCACCAATCGAATTGCTTGGATTTGACGCAAAGCCTACACATAATGCTACACCACTAGATGTTGTTGCTGTAACACCCTCTTTAGACCTACCAGTAACTGTGCTACCAGCAGTTGTAGAAAGAGTGTATTTATTACCGATAAAACTTACAGCAGGTGTTCCTGCAGTAAATTGAGCTTCGTATACAATTCCAGGGTCATTGTAAACTAAAGCTTCGGCATCAGCACTACCTTGTGTTGCAGTACTCGCTGTCCACACTTTAGAAAACGTAGGTGTACCATCAGACGCTGTATAAAATACCCCGTAAAACACACCGACGGGTGTATCAGTCGCTCCTGCTTGTTGAACATAACCGCTAGAAAGAGTAACAACATCTCCACTAAATATTGAAGTGCCGTAACCACTTGCGATTCTCATTTTTGCAGGACGAATAATACCACCATAAATGTGATAAGCAGGGGTAAAACCATCAGGGGCGTTTGTATTTGCCATGATTTTCTCCTAAGTTTTTATAGTTAATATTCGTCGGAACATTCTAACTTTCGTTTGAATTATTCCTACTACCAAATTCAACCTTAGAAGACCTTTTTATATCACTTTTATTTAAAGGCATTCTAGGGTCACTCTCTCGCATAAGATTCTGGTCTACACCGTCGATAGCAGTCTGTGCCTGCTGTGCAAAATAATCATTTCTTGATTTAGCGGTTTCTTCAGGAACTTTAGCGAGTATTAGTCCTCCAACACCAATAACCCCTTTATTTCTTCCGTGGTCAATACTAGGTGCTTCGAAATCAGGATAATCTTCTGCTCTCACAGGTTCATAGCCTTCTCTAATACGTTTAGACATATTAGATTTATCATCGTTACCTCTAGTAGATTCACGAATCCATCTGAATTTATATCCAGGAGGAGGTGTGGGTGCGTCTAACATTGACGGGGGTGTCCAAGGTTTACTGCGTGTTTGAGTTTCACGTGTCTCTGCAGACCTAGAGTTTCTGTCTGTGCCGACTTCTGAATTTTTAATATCTTCTGTCATTTTATACTCCTTCGATATGCTTAGCATATTCGGTTAATGGAACGCCTAATCTTTTAGCTATTGCTACTTGACTCGGTGTTAGTTTTACTTTGCGTGCTCCTTTCTTACCTGCAACTCCAGGAGTTGAGGCAGCAACCTGTTGCACGGGGGCTTGTTGCTCTTGCGAAAACTTTGTTGGAAAATTTTGTTTCATCCTTTTATCTACTTCTTCATAGTATTCGTCAGAAGTTGGGTCATAACCTTGTTCTTCAACTAATTCTCTATGTATACCAAAAGCTGCAAAAGTCATTACTGTGTCTTGACCAAACCAAGTATTTTTGCTTGCCCACGCCTCTGCTTTTGGGTCAGGTGCTGGGGCTGCATCAGTCTTTAATTGGACTGGGTCTGGTTGCACGTTTTGCTGTGTTTCTGCTTTCTTATCCCTGATTGCTTGTTGTGCTTGCAGTCTTTTTAAATTTTCTGCTTCAGCACTAGCACGAGATAATTGTTCAGTCGCATTAGCTACTCCTTCTGCATCTCCTGAGTCTTGAGCTTCTTTCAAATGAATTTTAGCTCTCTCAATATCCGATTGTACCCTATTATCGTACTCTTTGAAAAGCGATGAGTCAGAATTTTTTAATTTTTCTTGTAGCTCTGTGTTGGTATTATTAATAGATTTTGCGTAATTTAACGCTTCATCTCTTTGGCGTTCTGCTTCACGCATTTTATAAGTAAGTTTGTCAATACGTTTTTTAACGTTATCACTTATTTCATCTAGCTCGCTTTTTTGCTCACTTTGTTCTGCAACTGTTTCAACAGATTGTTCTGTTTCTTCTTGTTGCGTTTCTTCATCTTCTGGTAATACCAGTTCGATATCTTCAGCTGTGTTTGTGTTATCTTGCATAATTTCTCCTGTTAATTATGATATTATAGCTTCGGGGTCATCAACGACTGCCAATATTTCGTCATCGTTTAAAAGTCGCATATCACCACCTTCTATTTGAAAACGAGCACCTGCATATCTGCCGAATATAACCCAATCACCTTTTTTACACCAAGGACCCTCTGGAAACTTAATAGTGTCCGCATAAGCGTCTGGACCTAAAGCAACTACATGACCTACAACTGTTGACAATCTTTCTTTATCGATAGTTTGTCTAGCAAGTTGTATACCACCTTTAGTTGTAGTAGGCAGTGTAAAAGGTAAAATTAAGATACGATACCCCGTTGGACGTGGTAACTTATCTGCATGAGATTCGTAGTTATCTGGAGTTATAAGGTTTTCTTGAGAGTCTAATTCTCTAACTTTACCTTTACTACCAAAGTTTTCTACTGTGTTTGGAATAACCTTGTTATTCATTGTGCATCCTCCATATTAGAATGAATTGTTTGAATTTCTTGTTCTGCAAAACTCAAACCGTTTATTTCGCCTACAATCCGTTGGTATTGTTCAAAATTTTCAATACTTCCAGATGCAAGCGTTTGCGTGAGAGAATTAATTCTTTCACGATATTTTTGGAGCAAATGCTCCATAAGTCTTATATGGTCCACTATTTAATATAGTTATACCAAAGTAAGCCTTTTGTCTGACCATAAGCAGCTTTTACTTTAGATTCTTTACCGATAACTTTACCGTCAGAATCTGTATTAAGTTCACCTGCTTTCACAACTTCAGACTTAGTTGTGTCCTCCATCGAAGGCACAGACATTTTTTGTTTAGCACCTTGCGATTTTGGAGATGGATAATCACCTTTATTGTAATTACTCATTTTCTTCTCCTAAATTAGTTCGTGTTTCACGAACAGTTTTTAAAACTTCATTTAAATTTTTAATTTCATCGTTCTGCATTTTCGCTTGTAATTCTTCTAAATCTATTGCAGCTTTTATTTGTGCTGCTTCTCTTTGTGCATTAATACGTTGCATATCTATTTCTTTATCACGTAAATCTTCTTGTTCTTTTTGTGCTAATTGTTCTTTTTCTAATTGTAGTTGTTCTTGGAACATTTGCATTTGTGGGTTTTGTTGTGCCATGGCTTGTGCTTGTGCCATTGCTTGTGCTTGACCTGTAACTTGTTGCGTTGCTTGTGCTGCCATCATAGCTATTTCGTTCATAAGTTCTGGCGGCATTTGACCGTCTTCCATAGGAGGTAACGGTTGACCCATTGCTTGTTCTATTTGTTGTCTATATAAAATAGCCTGACGTTCTTGAATATTAGCACCAATACTTTGACTAGCTATTGGGTTTTGTTGAATCATAGGGTTTTGTAAAAATGCACTATGGGCTGCAATATAAGCTTCTTGATTTTGGAAATCGTATGCTTTTATAGGCTCGCCTTTCATAGAAGCTTGTTGTTCTGATATAGGGTCTCGGGGCGGTATTTCCTCATCAGGTGGTAATATTGCATCTATATCTTTTACGTTTAAAGCTATATACATTTTACGATAAGCTTCTTTTAAATCATGTAAATCTGGAGCAGATTGTGCCATTTGTAATTGTGTTTGTGCTAACGTAATACGTTGCGTCATACTAAAAATATTAGGGTCACTTACAGGAATTACATCTACACTATTATCAAAATCTTCTTTAAATACGTTTTGGTTATTACCTTGTACTTGATATGGATACTCGGGTGGTAAAAATTCACCGAAAACTCTTTTTAATATTTTAAATTCGTTACGTTGTGCATAATGTAAACGTTTATGTATCGCTGACATAATACGTTGACCTTTTTCTAATAATGCTACAGTTGTACCTACAGGTGCTTCGCTATTACCGTCGCCTGTTGGATTTTCTACAGTAGCCGCAAATCTTTTACCTGCGTCAACTAAAGCACCTAATAAAGTTCCTAATGTACCGCTTGGCTCTTTATACGGTAATGGTAAAAATGCATCTTGTAATCTACCACCAGGAGCATCAACATCTCTCCACTCTCCAGGTTGTAGTGGGTCATCATGTCTTTGTATATTTAAACCTCTTGATTTAAAACCAGCAGGTAAATTACTTAATGTTCCTGCATCAATAAGTTGTCTCAATATTGCAGTTACTGATTTAGTTAAACCACCCATCATATGTATTAAACCAAAACCATAAAACCCTAATCCAGGAAGGAACTTGTAATGAGTAAAATATTCTATCTTTTTACGCATAGGGTCGTTTTCGTTATAGTTAGGTCTAATCGCTAAAATTTTATTATTATCTTTACAAATAGTCACAATATACGGTAATGCTAATCCTGTTTCTTCACCATTAGCGTCTTTATCTTCAAAACCCTCTAAATCTAAATTAACGTGCATTTCTAACAACGTATATTCTTCATCGTTAGCTGTTCTACTTAAACCTTGTAATTCATCCATTTTAGAATCAACATCAGTCTCATCGTAGCCACCTTCAGGGTCCATCATATCCATATCTTTATATAAACCCGATATTTGTAATTTTTTCAGGTCGTTTGGCGACATATGTATAACGTGTGTAATTCTTGGCGAAGTTAATAAGTCTACGGCGTAATAAGGTACGACTAAATCTTCAGATTTTACAAATCTTGCTACTGCACGCCCAACAGCAGGGTCATAATAAACTTTTTTAAATGCAGAACCTGCTAACGGAAGATAAAATAATAATTGGTCCATTTCTGGGTCGTATTCTTCCATTTTATAAGTAATTTGATAATTCATAAAGTTTTTAACTCTATTTGCTTTTTCTAATTTAGCATTATCAGTTACACCTAATATTTCAGTATCGACAGGTCCGCCTGCTGGTAACATTTCTTTGTATGCTTGTGCTTGGAACTGGGTTACCGCTTCCGCTAGTATCGGATGATGTACACCTGACGCACCAATAAATGGCTCAGTTCTATTATCGCTATTTATACCTAATAAATCTAAACCTTCGCTATATGTTCTAAACCAATCGTTACGAGAATCTAAATCTTCTTCAAAACTTTGTACTAATTCTTGTGCTATAGAATTTAATTCGTTATCGTCGATAACTTCAGCTAAATTTTCTCCAAATTTACCCGATATCGTATTTTCTTCTTCGGCTCCAATACTTACGCTGCCGTCTGGGTTGATAGTTACTTCAGTTTCTTCTGGAATTTGTTGTTGAACTAGTTCAAGTTCAATTTCTTCTTCAGGACGAAGTGGTTGTGGTATCGCTTGTTTTTCTATAGCCATAATTTCAGCAGTATAACCTTTATTTTACTAATAATAAACCCTTTGTGTTGGATAGTAACTTGGCTCATCCCCCATATCAGTAGAAAGTTGTAAAAATCCGCCCTGTCTGAAGCGTGCTAACGCTAAAGTCGTAGCATCAACAAGGTCATCGTGTTCGCCTGCAGGAAAATCACTAACTTCTTCCATAAGTTCTTCCCCAAAACGATTATCAGGCACCCAAACTCGTCCATCTTGGAAAATTGGGGACACAGAATTTAGTCTTGCGATTTTATCCTGTCCTTTTCCTGGACTAAAAGTGTTTACAGGTATACCCATACGCCTTAATTCTTGTATTAACGGCAATCCCGACCCTTTTGCTTCAATAATTACACTATCAGGGTCCCAAAATTCATATAAACGCATAGCTTCTTGTTTCAATTCAGGAAAATCAAATCTTTCTTTAATACAATCTATTAAAATTAAGTGTGCTTCGTCGCCTTTATAGTGTTCTTCGCCTATTTTACCTTCTGGATAGAAAACTCCCCACGTTGTAATAGCGGTAAAGTCGGCTCTTTCGCTTTTTAAGAACGCTGTATCGTAACTTTGTATCAAATAATCGCACGTCGGTGGTTTTTCTTGGTCCCAAACCATAAACCAATCTTTAGGAATTATAGAAATACCCTCACCAGTAGGTCTTTGCATGTATTGTGCTGCCCATTTTGACGGACTAACAGAGGCTTTTATACTTTCAAGTTCTTCTAATTTCCAAAATTCTTTCCAAAGTGACTG